GAGACGGGGCTGTTCCACATCGAGTGGGTGTTCCAGTGTGTGGACAATCCGGAAGAGGAAGCGGAAGCGGGTGAGGCCTGATGAACTTCACGTTCAAGAATGAAGGGCTCGCTGAAGTTAGCCGGATGCTGACGGAGCTCGGTGACAAGGCCGCCTTTGTGGCGAGCCATTCACTGTTTGAGGGCGCCGGGAAGATGGCGGACGCGATCAACGACCAGATCAATAAGATCCAGACGGCTCCGTTCAAGTACGCGAGGCCCGGAGAGACGAGGCTCCCCAGCCCGGAAGAGAAAGCGATTCTGCAGCAGAACGGATCGTTCGGTATCTCAAAGTTCGAGCGGGACGGCGTGGAGATCACAACATCCATCGGCCTGAACGAAACCGGATATGCGAACGTGAACTGGAACCACATGAACAGCGGAGCCAGGACGAACTACAAGGCCGTGAAGTTCAAGAACCACGAGCACACCGCAAGCTCTACGCTGCGGCTTATTCGCTACTCCGGGAAGGCTGAACAGTACGGACTGAGCAGCCGCATCGGCAGAGGGGCACAGAACCAGAAGCCGATCAGCGTGATTGCGAACGCGATTAACTCCGGAACATCCTTCATGAAAAAACAGCCGTTCGTACGGAAGGGCGTCAGCAAGGGCAAAAAGACAGCTGTCGCCGCGATCGTTGCGACGGCTGAAAAACTATTCAACCAAATCATTTCACAAAGCGAAGCAGGAGGTAAATCTGCATGAATGCGAATATCGGAATGCTGTGCCCGGTAGCGGCAACGGTTCAGACCTACACGCCCGGCACATCCATCTCTTACAACACTGGCAAGGTCGTTGCGGAAGCACGTGCGGCCACGCTGGCATGGAACCGTGCGAACGGCCGGTTCTACGGGGATGACGTCGAGCTGGACAGCGACAACAGCATCCTGGGCTACACGCTGGACTTCGAGCCCAGCGGCCTGAAGGATGACGTCCGCGCCTATCTGATCGGTGAAACCGTGCAGACCGGCGAGTACACCGTGAACGATGCGGTCGCACCGGATGTCGGGTTCGGCTACGTCCGCGTAATGCGGACCACGAACACCAGCGGCGTCGTAGAAACCAGCTATGAGGGCTGGTGGTTCTACAAGCTGCGGTTCGGCATCAGCAACGAAGAGACCCGGACGAAGGAAGAGAGCGTTGAATGGCGCACACCCACCCTGAACGGCGTGGGCTCCGGCGTGCGGCTCGACTCCAGCGGCAAGCTGGCGTTTGCAACGCACAAGACCTTTGCATCGGCTACGGACGCGATGTCCTACGTCAAGTCGAAGGCAGGAATTTCCTAATCACAACGGGGGCGCTCCGGGCGGGGCGCCTCCGGCTTTTTGCGTATTGAAAAGGAGTGCTGACAATGGACAACATCACAATCAAGATCGGAGACCGTGAAATCCCGCTGCGGTTCCGGATGAACCAGTTCATGGAAATAGAGGAAGAAGTCGGCAACCTGGGCGACATCAAGGAGCTGCTTCTCAAAGGGAAACAGCGGGTAAGGAACACCATCAGCGTGATCCGCATCCTGGGCAACGCCGGGCTGAAGTATGCGGGGGAGGAGCCGGATCTGACGGACGAATGGCTGAAGGAAAACATGGATCCACACTTGCTGCTGGGCTACCAGGTGGCGGTTGTCGGGTGCCTGAGCAGGGAAACAGACAGCCAGGCAGCCGCAGAAGAGAAGGAAGACACAGCGCGGGATCTTGTGCTTGATGAAATCAACTCAAAAAAAGATCCCGTGAATTCACATACCGGCGAGTGATTCACTGGGGGCTTGTCGCCGGACTGACCTACACGGAAATGGGCGAGATGTCGCCCGGAATGATCCTGGACTGCTACATCTGGCGGCGTGCCTACGATGATCAGCAGCACGGCATAAAGAGAGGGTAAAAAGATGGCAGAACTTAACGTCAAGATGGGGGTCAGCGGCGTAAGCCAGTTCATTCAGAGCATGAACAGCGCCGGAGCCAGCGTCAAGACGATCGATGCTGCACTGAAGGCGAACGAGAAGGAGCTGAAGGCCACCGGCGACGCTGCGACATATATGCAGCAGAAGTCCCAGCTGCTCAACGGCAAACTGAAGGAACAGAAGAAAGCCATCGAAGATGCGCAGAAGGCCCTCAAAACTCTGAAGGACAATGGGACGAGCGAGGCAAGCAAGTCTTTCCAGGACATGCAGAGACGGCTGCTGGAAGCTCAGAGCGCCATGATGGACACTGAGGAACAGATCCGCGAGCTTGGGACGGCGAGCGTTGAGGCATCCGGGCAGACGGACAAGCTTGCGGACAGCCTGGGCGGACTGAACAAGAAGGTCAGCCTGGAACAGGTGACCAGCGCGATCAGCAGTATTACAAGCGGGCTTGAGGCAGCGGGAAGAAAGGCGATTGAGCTCGGCAAGCAGATCTGGGAGAACATCACGGACGCTGCACGGTGGGGCGACGATACGGCAACTTCTGCCAGCATTCTCAACATGAGCGTTGAGGATTACCAGAGATACAAGAAGGTGTTCGACACCGTCGGCGACATCACGGTCCAGGAATGGGCGAAGATGAAGCAGAGGGTGCAGAACGCCATCGTAAAACCAACAGACGAGCAGAATTCAATCTTTGCGCTGCTTGGGATCAGCACCCACGAGACATCGACAAAGATCGGTTGGGGAAGCACCCGCATTGTTGAAGGCGCCGCAAAGGATTATGAGACGCTGTTCTGGGAGATCGGCCGGAGGCTGCGCGAAAAAGTAGCGAGCAAAGAACTGACGCAGGCAGAGGCCGATGTATATGCACAGGCGCTGTTCGGTAAGGGGTTCGCGGAACTGAATCCGCTGCTGGATCTTGGCGAGGAAGGCTTCAATGCTGCATTAGAGGAACAGAGATACCTTGAAGAGGAATCCGTAAAAAAACTTGCAAGTCTGAACGACAAGCTAATCGAGCTTGAGAACAATTTTGCTGATCTCAAAAACCAGGCATTGGCAGAACTTGCACCGGCACTTGAGGCTGCAGCGACAGCCCTCAGCGGAATGCTGACAAGCCTGCTTGATTACCTGCAGAAGCCTGAAGGCCAGCAGATGCTGGAACGGCTTGGGACGGCTGTTTCAGGGCTGTTTGATGACCTGAAGAACATCGACCCGGACGACGTGGTAAGCAACTTCGTTACGCTGTTTGAAAATGTTATCAAGTCTTTCGAGTGGCTGACGGAGCACTGGGGAGACGTAAAGACCGCGCTGATCGGCATCGCTGGCGGTTTTTCACTGCTGAAAATCTCCACGATTGCGCTGAACATCGGCAAAGCAATTGACGGGTTTAAGGGGCTGTTCGGTGGCGGAGGCGGTGAGGCAGCTGCCACAGGAGCCAGCTCTGGCGGCGGACAGATGAGTGCGTGGTTTAGCGGACTGCTGGAGAAGTTTTCCGGCGGGATGGCCGTGAACAACGTGCTGCAGATGGGCCAGCGTGTTATTGACGGTCTCAACGATTACATATCCGGTCTGTCTGCAGAAGAAGCGCAGAAGAAGATCTTCATGCACGACCTGAATCTGACGGAGTCGGAATATTACGGGATGATGCAGGGGATCCAGGACAGCAGGGACGCGAAGAACGTGAACCCTGAAGTGTCCGGCATTGTCGACGTGATTGCCAGCGGAGTACAGGAAGGCATTGAAGTCGGACTCGAAGATGTGGATATCTCTACGCTTCTGAACGCTGAGGACGGCGCGGAGCAGATCCAGAGGCAGGTCGGTGTTGTTGAGATTCCGGCAAACCTGAGTGTAGGAGGGATCTTTTCCGGCGGCGGAGGTTCGCCGATGTATACGTATGACGAAATCGGCGCAGGTATGAGCCGAATCATGCGTGGCCTCGGATTTGCAAACGGCCTGCCGTACGTGCCTTTTGACGGCTACCACGCGATCCTGCACAAGGGTGAGCGCGTCGTGCCGGCGCGTGAGGTTGCGGCGAGCAGAAATTACAGCAGCAATCTGTATGTCGAATCCATGTACATGAACAACGGACAGGACGCTGCAGGGCTTGCGGCGGCAATGGCTGCGGCACAGCGGCGGACGTCCAGCGGATACGGGAGCTGAGAAAATGCAGAGTTATTTCATCTGGAATAATGTGGACAGCCGGAGCATGGGTGTCGTCCTGAGCGGGCCTGTGGCGATCGTGCGGCCGGAGGAACGCGTGAAGCACGTGGAGATCCCCGGCCGCAGCGGCGACCTGACGGAGACCGAAGGCGAGCACATCTACAACAGCTACATCCAGACGGCGACGATACAGGTGATCAGCGGGTTCCGCGTGCGTGAGGTTTACAAGTGGCTGCGCGGATCCGGGTACGTGACGTTCAGCACTGAGCCGGACAGGCGCCAGAGGGCGAGGATCATCGGCGCGGTTACGCTGAACAAGATCAGCCGCGGCCTGGACATCTGGGCGGGCGAGGTGCAGTTCTACTGCCAGCCTCTGAAGGAGAACCTGCAGACGATCGTGTCGACGGTGAGTACAAGCGGGACGAACGTCAGGAACAACGGGGACGTCGAAAGCTATCCCATCATCACGGCGACGGCGAGCACGTCCTCGATGACGATTGAGGCTGGCGGGAATGCGCTGGTGATCACCGGGCTGACAAGCTCTTCCGACTATGTGATTGACTGCGACGCGCAGATCATCACGAACACGGCCGGGACGGCGGACTACACGGCAAACAGCAGCGGGAACTTCCCAGTGCTGAAGGCCGGGAACAACGCGGTGACGGGCAACGGATGGAGCAGGCTTCTGATTGACAGAAGGGAGCGGTTCCTGTGATCTGTGTATATGATATCGGAAACGAAAACTTCACAGGGAACGGGAACGCGGTGCTGATGCCCACAAGCTGCAAGCACCAGCAGGTCGCTGCCGGGAAGTACGATCTGACAATCAATCATCCAATCGATGAGACCGGGAAGTGGGCGCACATTGTCCCGGAGGCGATCATCCGGGCGCCGGTGCCAGAGGAAACGATCACGACGGCGTTCAGCGGGCTGGATGCTGACGTGTACACCGTGAACAACAACGGCACGGCGTTCAGGGATGGTCCAAGCGAACCGACGGCGATCACTTACCAGACATGGGCAGGCACGAACACCTACAGCGTGGGCGACAAGGTTACATTCGCGGCGGGCGTGACGCACAAGAATTACCAGTGCGTGAGGTTCGACGCGGACGATAATGTCGGCAGGAACAGGTTCCCGCCTGCGAGCAACTGGTGGACGCCGATCGCGGACTATACGAGCGGCGCTGCGGTGATCGTAACGCTGAAGGCAGGAATGGAGCTGTACTTTGTCGAGGATGCCGGCAGCGGCTGGTACAAGATGAGCACGACATACGGCATGGAAGGGTACGTCAAGAGCTCGCAGATCACGTATAGCAAGCACCTGACACCCGCTGAAACGCAGCCGAGGGTGATCACTGACCAGCTGTTCAGGATCAAGAAGGTTACGCGCTCCACTGATGGCAAGAGCGTGACTGCGACGGCCGAGCATGTCAGCTACGATCTGAGCGGAATCCTGGTAGAGAGTGCGGAGATCCGTCAGAAGAACCCGGCACAGGCGCTTGCCTGGATCGAGCAGGGCTTCATGATGGACTACCGGGGCACGATCGCCACTGACATGACAAGCGACGATGACGGGCTTTATACCGGCGAGATCAAGGGCAGGAACGCTACATACGCGCTGCTGGATCCGGACAAGGGCATCGTCGGTACATTCGGCGCAATGTACCGGCGCGATAACTGGGACGTATTCGTGCTTAAAAGGACGGAGACGGACCGGGGCTTCCGGCTGCGGTACGGGAGGAACATGCTGGGTGCGACGTGGGACATCCGCAGCGACAACCTTGTGACGCGGGTCGTGCCTGTGGCGAAGGCCGCGGACGGCAGCGACCTGTACCTGGACGATGACGGCGTCAAATGGGTCGACTCCCCGCTGATCAACAACTATCCGGTGATCAGGATGGAACGGATCAAGGTTGATGGCCAGGTCGGGAAGGATGACGGCACGGAGACCGGAACGAACTGGACCGAAGAAACGCTGCGCGAGTACATGGCGGAAAAGGCCGAGGAACGGTTCACCGTGGACAAGGCTGATCTGCTGATCCACGAGGTCACGGTGGACTTCGAGATGCTTGGCAGCACGGATGAATATGCCGCGCTGAAGGGCCTCGAAAACGTGCTCATGTACGACACCGTGACATGCATAAATGAAGAGATCGGCCTGAGTGTTACGGCTGAGGTCACTGAGATCGAGTTCGACTGCATCCGTAAAAAAATTACGGGGCTGAAGATCAGCAACGTGAACGCATACGGCGGGAAGAACGTCACCGGGTTCAATGTGTTCAATAACTCGATCACCGGCGACAAGCTGACGGATGAAGCCGGCGCTCAGATCAGAGAGGGCGCAGTCGACAGCGCGAACGAGTACACCGACAACAAGGCAATCACCCTGCAGAACTGGGTGACGGCCAACTTTGAACCGAAAACGTAACGGAGGGCGATGACATGGCGATCTATCACGAGAACATCGTCAATATTGAACTTGAGAACGGGTGCATCCACCGGAGCTTCCTGATGCACTCCATCGGGAAGGGCGACGAGGACGCGAACCGGTTCGGCGTGCGCGTGTTCCGCGGGGGCGAGCCGGTTGACCTGGACGGGGCGACCTGCGAGGGCTTTTTCCGGAACAGCAACGGCGACAACATCGCCCTGACAAGCCACGGAGAGGTCAGCTACAACCTGGCGTATATCACGCTGCCGCAGGAGTGCTACGACTACGACGGGCAGTTCTGCCTTGCCATCAAGCTGATCGGCGACGGCGTGACCGGCACTATGCGGATTGGTGACGGCGTGGTCAGCAATACGAACACGGACAACCCGGTTACGCCCCTGGGGGCCGTTCCGACATACCAGGAAATACTCGCGGTATACGACGACATGGCCGACTTCATGGACGAATCCGAGGACACCATCAAGCAGCTGCAGAGCGGACTGTCAAACGCCATGATCACCACGAGCCGGCTGAGCGGGCGGGCGATCAACTGGGTGCAGGGCGCGATCAAGAGCTCTGACGGCAGCAATTCATCCAGCACGACGCGGATCCGGACGCCGGGGAGCGGTGAGAGCTACTACAGGCGCGAGCTGGTGAATCACCTAGTGGCACTGCCCGGCTACAAGTTCATGGTCTTCCTGTACAGCGGGACTTCCTACAGCACATACCAGGGAGTGTACAACGGCTACAGCATTGAGGCGACCGGAACATGGCGTAAGGATCTGGTGCTGGGCTGGGATAACGATGACTACTACTTCCGGGTTGTCCTGGCAAAGGACGATGACAGCACGATCACGACGGACGATGCGGAAAACCTGCTGTTCTACACGAGCGTGGACACCAGCCTGAGCGTGCGCGGCGTGCCGGCGGACTCGAAGACCGTGGGCGACAGGATCGCGGAGGCCGGAGTCATGCGGAAGAAGATCCGGATCATGCAGTACAACATCGGCGACTACGTCTGGGGGTTCAATCCCAGCACAAAGAAGCTGACCGCGGCGCAGTACCCGGAGAAGCTGGCGGCATATAAACGGCTGTTCGGTGACAAGCTGCCGGATATCCTGTGCCTGCAGGAATTCAACCAGTACTTCAGCGTTGAGGGCGCTGCGGCGGACGCGTATCCCAGCCAGACGCTGTTGTTCAACCCGATCTTTAAGGAAGACACGATCAGCAGCGACAGCAGCATGACGGTGGCGGTATTCGCGAATGAGTCGATCATTCAGCATTCGTCAGTCTGGATGCACGGATTTGACGACACGGTGACGACACAGGGAACGACGAAAACCAATAATACACGCTGGAAGGTTGTCGAGTTCATGATCGGCGGCCACACGGTGGCGGTCTGCACCGGATACCTGAGCGCGAGCTACGAC